CAGATACATGGCGTTCGGGTCTTGCGGCTGGCCCTGCATTTCGGCCATGAGTTCCTGTGCCTCGTCCTCGGTCGGTTCGACCACGCCCATGCGAAGCAGCTTTTTCCTGAAGTAGGCGTTGGCATCTGAAACGCCCTCGCCCTCCATGTTCATCATCGCCATTGCGGTCAAAACTTGTTGCGTTTCAAGGTCTTGCGTGATCTGCATCATGCCGGTCAGCGCCCGGACGGTTGCCGCACGCTTGCTGCTGGACGATGGGCCGACCTGCGATACAACGTCAAAAGTCGCGTTGCTCATGTCGTTAGCCATCACCATTGCGCCGGTCTCTGGGTCGATGGTGGGCTGCATTAGCTCGACCATTCCAGCATCGCCAGTCGGGGTGATGGTTTTCATCTTGCGCTTGTCCTCGGTGTAGATGTCGCGTGCCATCGACAACCAGATTTCACCGCAGCGTTTCATGCCCTTGGCAAAGTTGGACATGTAGATGAAGGTCTGCATGTCCACGCGTGATTGGATCATCTCCACGGCCTTACCGGAGACGCCAGACACCATCTTGTCTGCACCCTGCTGATTGCCGAGAATATCCTGCATATCGGTCTCGGTGATCTGAAGCAGAGCCGCCATTGCCGGCGGGATGGCTGCGCTTCGGGTAAAGGCTACTGGCCCGGCAGCTTGCGTGTTGCCATCCGGCCCGGTGATCGGGTTGATCAGCAGATAAGGGTAATCGCGCAGATTGTCCTCGGCCCACATGACTTGATGCCCGGCCACCTGCTCAGGCGTCATGATGGGCTTCTCGATGCTGGACAAGGCACTAATCTCGCCCAGCTTGGACAGTTGCATGTTCTTGAGGCGCTGGGCATCCTTGGCCAGGCGCACATGGCCCATGCAGCGCTCGATGTTGTCCACAAACCAGCGCTTGCCGTAGACCACGACGATCGGTATGCACTTGCCTGCGATGTAGCCTGCATCCTCTAGCACCTTGCCGCCCGACATGATGTATTTTCGGACGCGCATACGCTTGACGCGCTTCTGGCGCACTTCCCGTGTGCCGATGGCAATCAGGGTTTCTTCCAGCGTTTCGTCATTCTCAAAGTCTGCGGCTGAATAGCGTTCCTCGACGCCGCCGATGGTTTCAAAAATGCGGATGGTCTCGGTCTTTTCTTCCAGCTTGTAGTATTCGGCCACGAAAACAATATCAGGCGTTGACCAGTCAAACTCGTATTGGTGAATGACCTTCGGCCAGTCGGTAGGATCGTCGTTGTAGATTTCCTTGTAGGACTCACGGGTCATGCTCGTGACTACAAAGCAGTATTTTGCGTCGGACTTGTCCTGGCGCTTGGAGTTCAGGTCAAAGAATACGGAACTGTCAGCGTCATATATCGGCTCAAAGCGGATGCGCTGGCGGTCGTTATCATCGGCTTCCTCGTCCTCGTAGACTGTGCGAAGGCGCCAGGCACCAATGCCGCCACCGACCGCCTCCTCAAAGGCATTGTCGTAGGCTTCGTCTGCTACAGATGCCTGCTCGTCAGCGCGGTAGAGTCCGTCGCAGACCTCGGCCAGCTTGTCGTTATCTGTGCCGTCCTTGCTCACATAATCGACGGTGATCCGGTTGTTACGGTATTCGTTGACGATCCGAATCACCGCCAACATGATTTTATTGACTTCAAACTTCGGCTTGTTCTCGTATTGGTAGGCCAGTGGCCCTTCCCACTGAGCGCCGCAGAGCGAATAAAAACGACGGTCTTGCAGGCATTGGAGGCGCTCATCACGCAGCGCGGTCTGGATGTCATTGAACTGCCGCAGGGCTTCAGCGTGCAGATTAGACAGCCGTTGGTCGTTCGAGAGTCGGGCCATGTTTGTCCTTTGGGGGCGATTATCTACCAGCGCTTGACATTCGGCAATGGCATAAATAGCGCCGGTTTTGTAGTTGCCGACCGCCGCACGCCCTCGCAAGCGTAGCGCAGGGCGTCGATTACGTGGTTTTTCTTGTCCTCTAGCAGCGGCAGGATTCTCCCGGTTAGCGGGTCTTTCTTGTAGCTGTAGAGGCTCAGTTCGTCAATGGTGTGGGTGCAGCGCGGGTGAACCACGATGTCGTAGTTTTTCAGGAACTCGATGCCTTCCTCGACCGACTTCGGGCCTTTAACGGCAGTCATGATCTTGGGAAAGCCATTCTTGCGCATGTGGGATATTGTCTCCGGCCTGGCTGAGTCAGCCACGATGGGCCACTTCTCGGCCTCCGGCACCTGCATGAATAGCTCTGGCGTGTTGACGATTTCGCAGCCAACCATATATGCCTCGTGGTCAATAAAGAGTGTTCTCCCGACGATGTGGCAGCGCACCAATGTTGTTGGGTCTACCGCAAAGCCCCAGTCTGCGCCGAGCCTGTGGATTGCGTCGGGCGGTGCCTCAAACTCGTCAATGCGCCAGTTCTTGAATACCTGGCTGTTGCTGTTGGTCAGGTAGCTGCCCATCCAGACATGCCGGTATTTGTCTGGATCGCGGCGCTTGTCGTATTCCATCTCGTCGCGCAGAACGTCTGGAAACCACGGATTGTCCGAGAAGTTGACCTTGATGACGGTCGCATCCTTCGGCGGCGTCGGGCCTCTAAGCAGGAAGTCTACCGGGTCGGATTCTTGGCGCGGGTTCCACGTGAACCAGAGTTCGGAGTCTGGCTTGCGGATGGTTGGCCGCAGCAGGTCGAGGCTGTTCTGGCTCAAGCTCTGGGCTTCCTCGACCCAGGCGCAGTCGTAGCCCTCCAGCGACTTGATCGAGTCAGCTGTGTGGTTTTGCATGCCTTGAAAGATGATTGCGCCATCGCCCTTCCTGGACTTGATGACCGCATCTTGCACCTCGAAATACGCACCGGCGTTCATGGCCTGAATCTTGGTCTCGAGCAGGCGCTTGACGGACTGGTTGAGTGACTTCTGGATTTCACGCACGCAAACGCTGCGCCGCTTCTGGTTCATGATGTGAGACTCGATCATGAGTTCTGCAAGCATGTGGGATTTGCCGGAACCGCGACCGCCCCATGCCCCTTTGTATCGGGAAGGCTCCAGCAGGGGCAGCGCCCACTCTGGGGTTTCGAGTTGCAGGACGCTCATGCCTTCACGACCACCCGCTTGATTTCCCTGAACTCCAGGGGCGCACCATCGGCACCAGTCACTTCATGCTTCTGGGTTTCTGCCCAGCGCATCTGGGTCTTGCTCCACCAGATCGCTGCGGTCGTATCACCGGCCATCACCTTACTAAACAGGGTCTTACCAACCTGTGCGTTAGCTTTTGATTTTCCTGAGTTTAATTCATTTTTAAAGTGCGCTCTAAGGGTGTCGACATGGATGCCATCGCGCACCAGGTAGCCGATCTGCTCGATGGGCAGGCCGTAGCCGGACAGCGCCTCGACCTGTTTGCGCTCGGCATCGGTGGGTTCAAAGGCTGGCCGGCCAGCGTTTTCACGTGCGCCGCCATTGGATTTTCTAGCATCCTGCTTTTTTAGAACGGGTTTTTCAATCTTTGCCATTTTTAACCTCCGCGAAAGGTTTTCCGGTTTCTGCGTGTGTTGCTATTTTGCCTGTGAAGTCCTGCCAGCGCTTGACAATCACGTCGCAATACTTGGGGTCGAGTTCCATCAACCTGGAAACGCGACCATTCTTTTCTGCTGCAATCATGGTCGTTCCAGATCCACCAAAGCTGTCAAGAACCATATCTCCGCTTTTGGTGTTGTTGAGCAACTGGTATTCAAACAGCGCCACCGGCTTCATGGTCGGGTGTTCGCCGCTGCGTGAAGGACGGTCAAACTCAAGGATAGTGGTTTGCTTGCGGTCTGCCGCCCAAAGGTGTCCAGCGCCCTCCTTCCATCCATACAAGCATGGCTCGTGCTTCCAATGATAGTCCTGCCGGCCCATCACTAGCGTCTGTTTCTTCCAGATTAGGCACTGGCGAACCTTCCAGTTGGCGTCAACACAAGCACCACGGAAGTTGTATCCCTCTGAATCGGCATGCCAGATGTAGAACACAGCACCAGACTTCATCACCGAGTCTGCCGACACAAACGCATCCCGTAGGAACTGGCGAAACTGCTCGTTTCCCATTTCATCGTTTTGAATTTTCAGCGCGTCCTTGGTCTTTCCTTCATACGCCACGTTGTAAGGTGGATCAGTTAAAAACATGTCTACCCCCCCCCCGCAGAGTTTTTCCACCGCATCAATGCTGGTCGAGTCTCCGCACATCAGCCGGTGCTTACCCAGCAGCCAAACATCGCCAAGGACAGTGACCGGCACCACCGGCGGTTCAGGAACCGCATCCTCATCCGTCAAACCAGGCTCAATCTCCAACGGCATCAATGCTGCAATCTCGTCCGCTGAAAATCCAGTTAAGTCAAGGTCAAAGTCCAGATCACCAATCTCGCCAAGCTCAAGCCTCAGCATCTCATCGTCCCACCCGGCATTCAGCGCCAGCTTATTGTCGGCCAGCACGTAGGCGCGTTTCTTGGCATCCGACCAGCCTTTGGCCACCATGACAGGC